AAGCAGCAGGCTAGCCGGGTTTCGGGGTCGGTTTACAGGGGGTGGGCGCGCGAGACCGTCCCGGCGCCCCTCGGCCGCCCCGAAATCCCACTCAAAAGAACCCTAAAAGAACCCCACAGGCGATTCCGCCCGTTCAGGCTCCCAACCCACGCGCCGGGAGCGCGGTGCCCCTCCCTGGGCTTCCGGCGAAAATCCCACATCCGGTGTCCGCAGTCCGGAACCCGCCACCAGCGGCAGCGGCTCGACGACGGCCGCCGGCCGGTCCTTCAATGGGCCCATGAACGAGGGGCCTGACCTGGCAAATGCGCTCACCGCGACCGGCGGCTGGATATGGGCCAATGGCGGCGAGTGCGGCTGCACCAAGGCGATTCCGCTGGCGGCGCTGGTCGCGCGCTATGGTCTGGGCGCGCCGCTGCAGGCGGTGCGGCTCAAGATGAAATGCGCGACCTGCGGCCGGCCGCCCGCGAGCTTCACGCTGCCCAGCCCCGGCAAGACGCCCGAGCCGATCCCGCTCGATCGCGTGCCCGAGGCGATGCGCGCCTTCGTCTGATCAGCCACCGCACACGCGGCAGCGATGCGCGCCCGTATGGCGCAGATAGTCGAGCGCGATCCGATAACGAACGTCGTCGGCGACGCGTCGCGATGCGAGCGCCGGCCCCTTGAGACTCGCGAGCAGCGCCTTGCCGGGATTGTAGGCGAAGCCGGGATCGATACCCTTCGGCGTCTTCACCGTCTCGCCGGTGCGCGGATTGATCCAGTCGAAGAATTCGAGCGCCGGCGCTTTCGTCTTCAGCACACCGGCGCCGTTCATGCGATCGAACTGGCGCTGGCTGATCGAGATCATCGAGCAGCTGCATCCCCATCCGTTCGGCGGCGCCCAATAATTCCAGAACGCATCGTCGAGCGGCAGGCAGGTGTGATCGCGCGCGAGATGTTCGGGGCGCGGCACGCGCGAGGCGCCGTGGAGATAAAGGCCATAAGGCTGATCGGCGACATTTTGCTCCATCTGTACCCAGCGCCCGGCGGCGTAGCTCGTGCGCATGTTGGTGTCGTAGATTATGTTGAGCCGGCGCGGCGTCGCGAGCTCGGCGTTGACGAGCTCGCCGGTGTCGGGATCGAGCACCGCCTTACGACCGACCCAGCCCTTGTCCTGCAGGATCGGCATGATCTTGTCGCGCCAGCCCGCTTCCGTTTCACCGCCGGCGAACGCGTCGTGTAGCGACGACGCGATATCGTCGACGATGTCGAAGCCCGCGCTCTTCGCGACCGTGAAGCTGTCCGCATGCTCGTGCTGCCACAGATCGGTCCAGTGAAACGTCTTTATCGCATTGGCCTTGCGCAGATCGAAGGAGCGCAGCGCGGCCTGCGGCGTGATGTTGGGTCGGAACGCGAGCTCAGCCACGATCGCTCGCGCGCTTCATTGGCACATCGACGTAACCCGCGATACCGGCGGCCGCCTTCGCATTTTGCCGCTTGCGAAAGAACGACACCGGCGTGTCGATGACGCGCAGGAATTCGTTCACCTCTTCGGCATCGGCATTGATCTCGCGATGGTGCGCGAAGGCGAGCAGAGTGATACCGAGGCCTCCGACCTCCTGGCGGACATCGCCTGGCGGTCGCGAATAGACATGGGCAACCATCGCCGAGGCATCACGCTGCGAAAGGCCTGCCGCCTGCACCAGCTCAATCGCCTCCTCCAAGACGCGTCTCGCCCGTTCATCCCGATCATCGGAGATCCTGCCGAACGTGTCCCTGACCCAGCGAAAAACGACGGCCTGACGAAAGGGCCGATGCGTCAATGCCAGCGAGTTCACGAGCCCGCGGTTCATTGCAGCGTGTCTCCCACAACGCCGCCGGCGACGGCCTGAAAGGTCAACAGCGCGAGACGCTGCTGCAGCTCGGTGAGATCGAGCCCATCGCGCATCGCGTGCAGCCGGCGGACGAATTCCGCCGGCGTCGCAGACAGCGCGGCGAGCTGCATGATCTGCGCGACGGCCTTGCCGATCGTCGCGTCGCCCTGCTCCGCCGCCGCGCGCGCGATGGGATCGCCTTCCTGCATGTCCTGGGCGAGGATCGTGGCGCGCGTTCGGGCCGCGCCGATCGCGGCCTGGATGTCGGCCGCTGGCGGCGTCGTGGCATCCGAGATGCCGGCCGGCGTAGCTTGGTCGGGGCGCGGGATGTAAGCCGGCGGCGTCAAGACTTTCTCGTCATCGCCGGGCGTGCTGACGCCGATTGCCTCGTCGATATCGGTCTGGGCGATACGGTAGCCCATCGGCACCAGCTCCTTCGCCGCCTGGATGATGAGCGCCGCATTCTTCGTTTCCGCGCGGCCGATCGTGACGACGGGATAGCCGTTCGGGCGCGGGCCGAGATTGAAATCGACGAAGGTTTTGACGATCTGCTTGTTAATGCCGCTCGACAGCTTCTTGGCGTCGGCGCGCTCGATATCCTCTCGCACCGCGGCCTTCTCGTTGCCGCCGCCGAGCTGGCCGGGCACCGCATCGGCGGTGCCGGTCTGACCGATCACGGCCTTCGACACCTGATCGTCCATCGTCGAATAGAGCAGCTTGTAGAAATCGGCCGCGCCGCCTTTCTGCGCGGCTTCGATGAACTTGATCTCCATCGTCTTCGGGATGATGCCGGCCGCGTCGATCGCGATCATGCGCAGCGCGGCGAGCAAGGCTTCCTTGTCCTCCTCGCTCGCCGAGCTGTCGTATGTGCCGACCCGAAGCGGCAATCCGTAGACCTCGCAGAACTGCACCCAATCCTTCAGCGCGAAGTTCTTGAACAGGAACGACCAAGCCGCGATGCGCGCCAGGCCGGCGCGGATCGGCAGGCCGGATTTGGCCTTGAGCGTCAGAAAGACGAACTTGCCCGGCTCCAGCTCCTCCGGCATGCCGCCGTCGCCGAGCAACATCGGGCGGCGCCGCGTGATGCGATCGAAGCGCACGAAGCGCGGATCGACCCAGTCGATCTGGTCGATGGTCCACAGGTTCGTCGACGCCGACGTGTTCCAGACGATCTCGGATAGCGAGAAGCCCTTGCCCACGGCGTCGAGCGCATCGAACAGCCAGTCGTCGAGCACGCCGGTGTCGACGAGATGCGTCTGCACCAGCTCGGCCGCCAGCTTGTCCTTCGGATCGGTCGAGCCGGTCGCGGCCGACACGGTCATCTGGAGCTGCGCGACCTGGCGCTTGCGCGTGCCGAGCACCGAATTGTAGTGCCCGTCCTTCTCCTCCATCTCCTCGGCAAGCGCGAGATATTGTTCGGGATCGTCGTTCTCCGCCGCGCGGAGGATCCGCGCGAGACGTTCCGGCGTGAGCCCGCGCGACGCCGACATGCCGACGGCCTGGCGCACGCCCGTGACCGTCGGCAGCGAGAGGCGCTGGGTCAGCAGCTCCTTGCGGATCGGCCGCCCCAGATAGTCGACCACCGAATAGAATTGATCTGCCATCACTCTTTTCCCTTCATGGCACGGAGCAGTGGCATGCCTGCGCCCAGAGAGACATTGCCGCCGCGAATATCGAGATGAGCGAAAGGACGACTGCACAGATTGAGAGCCACCGCATGACGCCTCCTAAAATGTTCCGGTGCCGAAAAGCGCGTTGCTCGATCGCTGATCGGCGCGCATGTGGAATTGTCCGTCGTCGTCGCCATCGCGCCCGCTGAAGATCGAAGCGGTGCGCTCGATGCCTTGATAGCCGCGATAGGCGATCGGGTCGGTGCCGGCGCCGTCCACTGCGAGCGCGAGCGCCCAGAATTCGTCGGCGTGCAGCGATCCGGTTTCGACGAGCTGGGGAACGTTGCCCGTGCCCTTCTTCTTCTTGATCGCGCGCAGATCGGCGATCAACGCCTTGTCATTGGGGATGCGGATCGTCTCGTCCTCAAACCGCTTCAGCAGCCCGAGGCCGAGATCCAGTCGGCGCGGCCCGCTGAAGATCACGCCCTCCACGACGTCGCCGTATTTTCGATGCGTGTCTTCGACGACCTTCTCGCCCATGCCCGTCTGGTCGATCTTTGCCCTGACGACGCGATAGGCCGCCATCATGCGATCGAACTGCGCGTCCTGTTCGGCAAAGGTCGCCTTGCGCGCCATCCAGCGTTCGCGCAACCACAGCGTGGTCGCGACGATCTCGGTCGCATGGATGACGGCCAGGTCCTTGCGGATCGCGACGTCGCGGCCGAGCGTCGTCGCGCCCTTGGCATAGAGCTCCGGCTTGCCGGCATCGGGATGCAGACAGGCGACGATCTTCTCCATCGGGATCAGCGAGCCCGCGCCCTGCGATGGGATGCAATCGAGTTCCTCGCGCGCCTGATCCTCGGTGTAGGAGCCGCGAACCTCGGCGATCCATTGCTCCTTCGTCAGCGGCGTGTTCGTCACCAGCTTGACGCGCTCGAACAGCCCGGCGGCGATCGCATCGTCGAAGGTGATGGTGCGATGGCCACCGCGACGGCGGCCGGCATCGACGTCGCCGAGCAATTCGTTGAACGGATTATCGGCGCCGTTGTGGGTAGAGACGACGATAACCTGGCCGCCCCACATCAGGAGAGCGAGCGCGGCCTTCAGCAGCTCGTCGAGATTGTCGACGAAGGCGGCTTCGTCGATCATCACCACGCCCTGCTTGCCGCGAATGGATCGCGGCGCGCTCGACAGCGCGATGATCTCGAAGCCGGAGGCGAACTGGATACGCGTGCCCTTGATCTGCCGCGAATTGCCGTGTTCGTCCTGATCCTCGAAGATGTAGTCATTGTCGATCGCCGCGATCGTCATGGCGAAGGCCTTGGCCCACATCGCGCAGGCGTCCATGAACTCGCGCGTCATGTCGAAGCTATACGAGATGTACATCACGTCGCTGCCGCCCTGGCCACGCGCGCTCGCCGCCTTGCGCACGGCATAGGGCGCCAGCACGCCCCAGGTGAAGCCGATGCGTCGCGACTTGTCGAACACCATCAGCGCATGCGTGCCGCACGCCGCGAGACATCCGCCCTGATAGCTGAGCAGAAGCTTTTCGCGCGGCAGGTCGAGCAAAGGCGGCGGCATTTCTGCCGCCGCGCGCGCCGCCGCGAAGTCCGCGTAGGTCGTCATTTCGGCACCGGCACGCCCACGGCATCCCAGAGCCGTTCCTGTTGTTCTTTCGTCAGGCCCGGCTGTCCGCTCGCCTTCAGTTCCTTGTCGACGGCCTTGAGGGTCTGCTCCGTCGCCTCCCGCCGCGCCTTGGTGACGCGCTCGGCGTCCATCTTCCGCGAGGCGGAGCTGCGGTACATTGTGTCGGCGATCTTGCGCAGATCGCCCACCAGATCGTCCGGCACGATGTCGCCGGACGTCAGTTTCATCTGGAGGCGGAAGAGCTGGCCTTGGAGCAGCGCGTTGTTGAGGCGCGACTGGTCGTCGTCGTCCAGATCGCCGAGCTGCTCTCGCAGCGCCTTCGCCGCATCGCGGCTTTCGATCATCAGCTGTCCGACGTCGCGCACATCCTTGCGATAGCGGCCGACCGAGGCGCGGCTGACGTCGACGCCCATCTGCTTTACGGCGTCGAAGAGCTGATCGACCGTCAGCTTTCTGTCGTTGCAGAGGCGGTCGATCGCGGCGCGAAGCTCGGGATCGAGCTGTTCCAGTTTCGGCGTGACCGCCATGCGCCCTACTCCTGCGGCAGGGGGCGCAGCAATCCTTCGACGGGAAGCCGACCCTCCACCACGGCGATGCCGTTCCGCGCGATCTGCGCCATCATCATCGTGCCGGCGATCATCGACGTGGTGACGAGGGCGCGCTGCTTCAGCCAGGCGAGATCGGCGCGCACCACGTCGTCGGTCAGCATGAACTCGAAGCCGAGCGCGCAAAGGCCGGTGAATATCTCGCTCTCGCTCGCATTGCCGCCCGACTCCACGAGAAGGTTGAGGACTGTGAAGCGGCGTTCGCCGGTCTTGCGTTCGTCAAGCTTCATGGCCGCTCGGCCTCGCGTTGATAAATGTGCTGTTCAAGCCGATCGAGTTTCGAGCCGTTGGCTTTCGACGACACGCCGAGATCGTCCATTCGAACGTTCATAGCCCGCATCTCGCCGACGAGTTTCGCGATGTCGAGTGAGATCAGGTGGACATCGTCCTTGCTCGGGAGCGCCTTCAGACTTCCCTCGATGACGATGATGCGGCGGTCGTGGTCGATGACGGTATCGCGCAGCCCTTTGCCGGCATCATTCTGTGCGGCGATTGCGCGGTCGATCTGCGATTGCGTGGTGGACTTCACGTAAAACGCGAGCGCGATGGCGCCAGCGCTCAAAGCTGCCAAGCCGAGTTCTACGATCGCTGTCCAGTCCATCAGCGCTCCCTATCGCCCAAACCGCGCGAGGCGGGCGTCTTCGATACGCTGGCAGTCGACGCAGCGCGTGCAGCGGGGGACGGCTCGGCGCCGCTTGACTGGGATCGGATCGCCGCAACTTTCGCAGCTAGATCGACTGGCCCCTGTCGCATGGCTTTCAGTGCGGCGCTTCGTGAGCGCCCGTTCGCGGTCCTGTTCCTCGGCGAGCTGGGCCGCGTCGAACTCATCCACCGGCGCCCGCCACGCTCGATGCGAAGACCGCTACCGCGCGGCGGCCGGCGTCGGCGCGGAAGAGGGCGGTGGCGTCGTCGAGGCGCGGCAGCTGTCGCCCGCGTGAAGTAGCTGAAACCGCGCGTCCACTTCCTTGTGCAAGGCGCCGATCGTGTCCGCCAGCACCGATTTCAGCGGCACGCCGCTCGCCATCTCCGCGTCGATCTGCGCCCAGTGGCAAGTATAGGGCCGCGTGCCGTCCGGGTTTTGCTGGAGAAACGGCAGGCTTCCATCCTGGCACAAGGTCAGGATGGGCGCCGGTTGGGGGCAGTCCAGCGCCTTGTCCAGGCGTGCCTCCGCCGCCTGCATTGCCGGCGGGTCCGAAAACAGTGGGATCGAGGAGTTGCCGCAGGACGTTGCGGTCATTGAGATCGTCAGGGCTGCCAGCAGCGGGAGCAGGCGCATGGCTAAGTCTTCCTTTTGCGTTGCGAACATTGTTGTCGATGCCGTTGCGGTTGGCGGCGATCTTGGCTTCGAAATCTCGGATCTCGGCCTGAAGCGCGGCGATCTTCTTCGTGACGTCGTCGAACTTGTCGGTCACATGCGCGGTGAGATCGTTGTACTTCTGGTTCGCCTGGTCGCGCTCGGCGGTGACGCCTGCGAGCG